CTGCGGGCTTCGATGTAGTTCTGTGTAATCTTTGACATTGTACGTTGATTTTTAATGATACGCAAAACTATTGCGATTTTTATTGCCGGGATAGGACAAAACAAAATGTCCGCCTCCCGGAAAGAATCCGGAGACGGACATAAACAACCAACTAACCGAACGAAGAAACAAAAATCAGCCTCCAGGTGCAGTCTTTACAGTAAGAATATCCTCCGCATCACCTTCATACACACATTTACGCGGTGCGGTGAAAGTATAATGAAGTGTATTCTGATTACGGGCGGTAGAGTTTGCCCCGGTGGTAGAACCATCTCCGGAGGCACGCATGGCACCGCGGCGTTTGTCACCCATCAGGTAATTCGTGCCGTTGTTGTCGGTCACGATAAAGAACATCTTGCGGCCTTTGGTCGCATTCTCAAAACCGAATATCTTCTTCCGCATCTTGGCCGAAATGATATTCAAGTCCATCAGGAACGATTCACCACCGGTTTCTCCCTGATCCGTAATCTTGAACTCAGCCAGTTCGTCAGTGATATCCATCTTATAGGCCCGGCAACCTTCTTTCATAACAAGATCACCGACCAGTGCACCGGCTGCCTCCAGTGAAAGCGGATCATCCGTCTTTTTCGGGTAGTCCGGCCATGTCGCCACATCTGCA